GCTCTAACCAATTGAGCTAGAGGAGTGTGTTGGCGGTCCCTATAGGATTCGAACCTATGACCTGCCGCTTAGAAGGCGGCTGCTCTATCCAGCTGAGCTAAGGAACCTTTCTTGGTGCTCGTACTCGGACTTGAACCGAGAAGCCTTATGGGCGACAGATTTTAAGTCTGTTGTGTTTACCGATTTCACCATACGAGCTTTAACTATTAATCCTCTTGCCAATCCCAAAAGGGATCATAAACTTCCATTCCCGTAAAACCTTCTTGAGTCCAACCACGAGCCTCAGCATGGGCGCTAACGATATCTTTATACTCAGCAGTTATCATCCCGTTTGATATAGCCCAAGCTTTCATTTCTTTCCGCACCGTCTCTTCCTGTGTGCCTTTTACATTCTCGGAATAGACGCGTTCTACTTCATCAGTAATCATATTAATTTCTTCCATTATACTGTCTCTCCAAAAAAGTTATCGACTAAAACTTCAAAGCACTCATACAAATATTCTGAAGTGTACCACAGCGAAAGTTCTAAGTTTAGGTCAGCGTCAACAAAGTTCCAGTTAATACCACCCGACGAATTAATATTCTCAGGATTCGTAGTAGCTTTGTTAAAAGCTTCGATTACGTCATTCTTGATCATTGCGCCGTTTGATAATAACATGGTTATCTCCTCATTTGATATATACACTATACACTATCTAAAAGGTAATGTACACAGTTATTTTCGTTTTTTGTGAAAATAGTTTCGTTTAAAAGCAAAGGTTTATAATTTTATGCGAAAAAAGATTTTTGGTTGGAATATTGATCTGACTCATCAATGCCTTCTTGGATGTTCTGGATGTGGGCGTACGCAAGATATACATCTCATAAAACCAAAAACACATCTGCCTGCTAAGGTACTTAAAGACTTTTTCCATACACCAAGTGAACAAGTTGGGTGGATGGAGTTTGAAGGTTGTTTCGGGGATCCTATATACAATCCAGAGTTTCATGAGATAGCTGAACACTTCTTTGATGTGAAATTGGGGATGGGCGTTGTAACAAATGGAATGCATAGAGTAGACTTTTGGGAAAGAGTTCTGGAGACTTGGCCTGATAACACGAGAGTAATGCTTAGCATAGATGGCTTAGAAGATACTAACCATATATATCGAGTTAATTCTAAGTGGAAATCAATTCAAAACCTGTTAGATCTTATTGCTACAAAGAAACGTAAGTGTCAGATTGAATGGAAGTTTATCGTATTTAAACACAATGTACATCAAATTGAAGAAGCTAAAGCTTTAGCCGAGAAGGTTGGTATAGATGTATTTCAGATAAAGCAAGCCAGACAAGGCGACTATTTAAAAAATAATAATTTAGAACGTGTGCAATTAGATGAATATTTCCACCATGACGAAAAATGGTTTAATACTATTGAGAAAGAAACATTAGAACCTAATTGCCATACAGGCGATATGCATCATATCACAGCTTACGGTAACTATCGACCTTGTATTAATTTTGTACATGCAGACCAAAATATGAAAAGCTATCCACACGAAATAGGAAAGCATTTGCCAAACTATAATATTAGAGACTATTCTCTTGAACAAATTAATGAACTATTTTTAAAATTTTCTGACGAGAATTTAGTTAGTGGTATAGAAAAAGCTCCTAATATGTGTCAAATGTTTTGTAAGAAGATACACACTAAAACTATAAATGGCTCTCCTAACTGTGCGATAAATAGAACTAGAGTTAAATTAAAAGATGATATACAATTATTTGGTGAAGTATGACAATTAGCGAAGAACGATTAGAAGAAATAGTTTATTGGAACAGACTCCAGAGCATGTCTGACTGGCAGGAGTTTCATGGATTTGAAGCACACAAAATTAAAGAAGAGCTTAAGCCCTTTGAAAATGATTGGGTACGATATAATCCTAAGAAACCAAACAACCGCTGGGGCTTAAGCGTAACTAGTTTAGATGGTGGACTTAGTGGCATTCCAGATCTTACAAGTTTAAAAGACTGGGAACATCAAACTGGTGAGGTGTTAACAAACCACGACATTGTAACTCCTACGCGGGTGTGGACCGAAAGTAAATATATCTCGCGGATGCTCGAGCCATGGAAACAATGGATAACGCGGTGCCACTTTCTGAGAATGGACCGCGGTAGCTTTTTCCCAGATCATCATGATATAAACAAATCAGACTTATCATATGATGAAGTAAGACTAACTGCGTTTATCGATTGTGATGAATATAATTTTAAATGGATTTACGACGATAAAATTGTAAAGTGCAATCCTGGTTCAATGTGGTATTTTAATGCTAACAAGCGCCACAGCGTTCATTCAACACGAGATGGAGTAATCATCTTAGTGATTTGTTTAGCGTTTGACAAGGATCTTTTTCTATATATGCAGGACGCTGGACTAGTTAGTTGATTTATGCGCTATTCGGCATTCTTGCCGGAACAGTCTTTGGCATTATTCCAGGCGCTGGTCCTTTCCTAGCAATTGCCACACTTTATCCCATACTTGCCACATTTGATCCAATTGGGATTATGATATTTTATGTGGCTTTGCTTATTACATCAAACTATACAAACAGCGTAACTGCTATTCTCTATGGAATACCAGGAGATGCAGGAGCTGTAACCACTGCAAGATACGGCCATAAAATGTTTCTAGAAGGTAAAGGACATTATGCGGTAAGTAGTAATGCGATATCGAGTACGATAGGATCTATTTTTGCAATCGTGGTATTTCTAATATCACTTCCATTTATATTTCAGTTATTTAAATTTTACAATTCTACGATTCAATTAATTGTTATCAGCATTGCTATTGTATTCCTAACAATAATGACAAAGCAGGCTTATTGGAAAACCATAGTTCTTTTTATTCTTGGTGGAATATTAGCCAAGATCGGATATGATAATCTAACAAAAGAAACATGGGGTACTTTTGGATTTACGTATCTAACTCTTGGAATACCTTTTAGTACAATCATGATTGGTCTCTATATTGTTCCTGAGTTACTTAAGTTTGCTGAGAAAGATTTTACTGGTAAAAATAAAATTACAAAGTTTGCATACGACCTAAGCACTTGGAAGGCTACGGCCACCGGTAGTTTTGTAGGATTTTGGTGTGGCTTAGTTCCTGGAATTACAAATGTTTTAGGCAGCTATCTAAGTGCTAATTTTATGAAGAAGGACATAGATAAAATAGCTGCGGCAGAAGCTGCTAATAATAGTGGAGCATTAAGTTCTCTTCTTCCGCTTATCATTTTAGGAATACCGATTGTTGGAAGTGAAGTACTAATATATTATCTTGTAGTTACTCGTGGATTTACTTTTGATTTAGAAAACATTTACATGCTACAAGACGTATTGTATTATATTCCAATCGTATTAGTGGCATGCTTAGTTTTATCATGGTTGTATTTTAATCAACTAGGATATATTGCGGATCTATATAAAAGATATAAGCACTATTTTATTATTGGCATTTTTGTATTCATCTCTGTTATGAGCATATACATATACCCAATAAAATTTTGGATAATAACATGCCTGATAGTCACAACTGGAATTGGATTTCTTATAAGAAAGTGGGAAACGTTCCCAATTCTGTATGGATTCTTTTTAACTGATTTATTCTATAACAACCTATTACGAGTCATAGCGATATACACATGAATAATTTAATATTAGGATACAAACGAGGGTATTATCGGTGCCAGGCTATTCAAACAGCGTTAGCTAAATTTCAGCAGAAGTCAACTATTATAACTGATGAAGATGATTTTGAAAAGATCGAAGGCAACTATGATCGAATATTTACAATGTCAGAAAGCTTACTGCCATTACAATACAAATTAGAACAGCAATTAGGAATTAATAACCTAACAAAAGAGTCAGTTGAAATACTTACTAATAAATTTAAAATGGATGAATACGCCAGATCTTTGGGGTTTACTATTACACCTAAAAGTGTATTACCTGAAAATGCTGAAGATCTAAACGTATTTAGAGATAAACCTGTTTTCGTAAAACCTGTTGTTGGATCTGGCACAAAAGATCAGCATCATAACTTTCCATATACTGCGTTTAAAAATAAAGATGAATTGTTAAAGCGTGTAAGTTTTAATACATGGATTGATAAAGACTTTAATAACATGCAAAACCAATTAATGGTTCAAGAACATTTACCAGATAACTCAGAGATATATGCGCTTTATGCTTATGTCAATTCTTCTGGAAGAGTCACGCCTCTCTATTGGTCTAAAGGCACCATAATGGTAAATAATAAGACTGAGATGCATTGGCAACCAAGAAATTGCTCGTTTGAAGGAATACCAACAAATGAAGTTCCAGGAAAAATAAAACATACCGGGACTTATTTCTATCAAAAATTAGTAGACGGACTTAAAATAAAAAATCTATTAATGGTTGCTGACTTTTATTATTTTGATGATACGGTTAAATTCATTGATTTAAATCCACGTATCGGCCAAGGCATGGTTATGTACGATGATTTATGTGACAATGAATTTTTACCTAATGTCTTTGCGGAAATGCCTTTACCAGAATTTAAAAGACATTTGTGGAAAGAAACTAAGTTAAAGTCCGGAACCATAAAAAGTGTTGGTGATTATAAATCTGTAGAGGGAGCGGCCCTTGCTTCTAACTGGTTTTTACAAGACGGAGTTGTAATACCGGAAGAATACTTTTTATCAAGTCAGGATTTTCATTTTTCATTATTCGTATCTGGAAAAGAAAAAACCGATATGTACGAAACATATCGGTCTTCCCATAATCAATTACAAGCTTGTATAGAATATTATTGAGTATTTAGAGCTACCGCAGCGTTAACTTTATCAACAATCATATCTGCATTTGCGTCATTTACGACATAAGTCTCAGTTCCTTCAAATGCTGATAGCCATTCATCAGTTGACATTAGTTCGGCTACAGCAGCACGTGCTTGCCATACAACGGCCTCTGACGCATTAACAGCAAGAAGCACATCAACAAATGCAAAGTCTAAATCGCCATTTGCGCTAAAGGCAAAACAATTTCCGTCTGCTTCAATTTTTCCCTGTCGTGTTTGAATTGTAAAAATAGTATCTGCATCATTAGCAAGATAACCACGAGTTGTTCCGCCTGAACCTTCATATGGAACAATCTCAAAATTTACATTATTTGCTTCACCGAACTCATTAATAAATTTAGTTACAGCATCAACGCCACCCCAAGTTGCGATCTTTACGGTCTGACCTGCCATATCATCAACCGAGTTGAATGTACGACTGCACATTACTGTTTCATATGTTTGGAGAGCTACGATGGTTGAATCATTAATTGCCACTGTTGGCATTTCTGAATCACCTGGCCATTCTGTACTCCACATCGTGAGGACATCGCCACCATCAAAATAAGTAGACGCTACTACCGGATTTCCAGCTTGTACAAAATCATGATCGATTTTAGTACCAACCATATCTAGTACTGCTTTAAACCCGCCCGAATCAGATCCGGTATTAACAATTGTAGTAGCATTTGCGAGAGGAGCAGCCAAGGAAAAGGCTGCGGCTAGAATAACATTTTTCATTATCAGTCCTTATTTACAAAAAATTATAAAGTGTGGGGCTAACCTTGGCCCCACGCGCATCCGATAGTGGATGATACTTCTTCTATATATTAGAAAGAAAAGCTAGCGCCAATTACGACATCGCCGCGAGTTTCTGTTTCTAAATCATAATCAGTTTCAACATATACTTCTGCATTATCGAAGATACCATAACCGACTTTAAAGTCAAGTGTTGGATTTGTATCCATGAATACAAACTCGTCGTTGTAAATCATGAGATCAGTTGAAAGTGTAAAGTCCATGCCGTAAAGACCATAACCCATTTCTGGAGTAAGCTCAACGGTCATGTTTTCAACATCGACATTATATTCAGCAGTTGTTGTGGCACCAAGTGAGATACCAGTTTCGCCAAGCTCGGCGGCTTGAATAGTTGTTGCTGAGGCCAGCAACGCAGCAGCAGTAATAGCAGCAAATTTCATTAGTTTATTTCCCTTATAAGAAAGTTATTTTCGATTCCAGATTTCGTATAGAACCCAAACAGCAAGTAAACCTACAAGGCCTTGTGATCCTAATGCGCCTATCATAGCACTTACATTAGCCACAACGCTTACAGCAGGAATGAATGGAAGTGTTCCCACACCCAATACTTCAAGTACAATCATGAGAGCGGCGATACTAATACCGACTTCTGCTAATCCAGCAGCCCATGTTTTTACTTTGTTTAGAATGTCCATAGTTGTCCCCTTAAGAAGTTAAAACGCCACACTTCTGTTACTAGGCAGTGGCCGCCCTCTTAATTATGCAGCTAGTGCATAACCAGATGGTGCAAAGTTATTGTTTGCATTTAGTTTAGTTGATCTATACGCGATCATCCGGTAAACTCCACTTCCACTTTCACACCTGTCGATCCTATTTCAGCCCCATCAAAGATACACTAGCGAGAACAAAGGGAGGATCCTAAGACTGTCCCAGAGACCTATTACTCTCAAAAGACGCTAGTGTATCTATGGTGGAGCTGCCGGGTACCGCCCCCGGGTCCAGTATGTGTCTACGTTGCTTCAACGTTTACAAGATTATTTATGACGTATTCGGCGTAATCTCTAACTATACGTGGGCTGTGTGATATTATTATCACTCTTCCGTCTTCGCCATAAGCTGTGTATTTATTCTTCCTCTTGACTATCGTGTACATGTAATTGTAATAGCGCGTAATGAATGACTTTTAGAAGATCCTTGCGCGCATCCTCTCTAGTACCTTTTTTGCCATAACGATTTGCGTACTTGTCAACATTACCCATACAGAAACCAGTGCCGTGACCTCTAGCAATAATAACTTCAGTTGATTGGAACTTATTTGTAGCATAGTGACCTTTATACGTTGAGTCAATATATTCTTTTAGCTCTTGCATATATTTATCTTCACCGAACTTATAGTCGATTAGATCAAGTTCTGGGAAATCAAATGTAGTATCACCTAGAGTTATGGTTAAGCTGTCTGTCGTCATGATTGAATCCTTCATTTATTTTTCCCAATAGAAGATATGTGCTCCGATACGAGCAATACGGTTAAGTTTCTTTGACCAGAATGGTTTAGCATAAGTGGCATGATAATGTGTTGCACCTTCAGTGATTCCACGAAATTCTCCATGAATATACATGTCCCGAGCAAACTTACGTGATTTTTCCCATGCTTCATCATCGTGTGGAGTATCTGATTTACCATCACAATACCAGCTAAATTGGCAATAGCGATTATCCTTTTTATATCCTTGATGAACTACCTCGCATGGGGTGTTTGGATAGCGCGTGGTTTCTACACGATTTAAAACAACATCAGTAACTGCCATTGCATCGGCTAAGCTACGAGCATGTGTCTCGTAATAAACATTAAGAGCTAAGCATTCTAATTGTTTTTCCTGTTCTACCTTTTCTGCTGCGTCTACTCCAATAGCCATAACGCTTGTTGCAACTACGGTGTTAATCATTACTGATGCGATTAACTTTTTCATGGTACTGCCTCATTTTTTTTATATGAGTATACCTTAACATGTTTTAAAAGCAATGTACACAGTTAATTTGCATAAAATGGAAATATTTTTGTAATTACTTTAGCAATTTCTTCTGCCAAATGCATATGCTCAAGCTGTGTTCCATTTGCTGTACGAAGTTCGATATAATGAATCCAGCTACGAAGCGTGCCATTTACGTATAGACGACTTGGAGTATTACCTTCTGGCAGAATTACTCGAGCTTGTTCTTTTGCGATCCCGTTATCAATAGCCCACTCATATGATTTCATAGCCTGTTGCCAAATATCACGCTGATGAACTTCCCAAGCCAAATGCAGTTGAACATCATCAGTGATCTTACTGTTTTGACGGTTCTTTTCATCCTGCAAACGGGCTTTACGAATTACAATAGAATTAGTAAGATCGCGAATATCAGCATAACGCTGACTAAACTCCTGAAAGGAAAATGACCTGTGTCTGAGGAACTGTCTCGCAATGTCTCTTGTCGTTTCGACTTCGAGCGTGGCTGAGCACATTTCGAATGGCGACCAGTGTTTGTGCTTGATGAGGTAGTCGAGGAGTTTTCCCGATGTCTCTGAGTTGATTTGGTTGGATGGGTTGGAGACACGGGCACAATACGCGACGATGTCTTGTAGATCGTCGAGACCGACGATATCTTCTGGTGGTTGAGTGTAACCAATTAATCTTACCTTCAAAGTTTAAAATCCTCAAATCTTTTATTCATTTCTGTTTTATCGTATACGGGAGTATCGTCTGTCAACGTTTGACTATTCTCATCAATGTCAAACA